TCTGGATCAAGTATATCTGGAACTGAAGCATCATTCTCGAATATTGGATACGAGGGTGTCACTCTGAATCAATTGAATCGTCTTGATAGTCCAAGACTGGTCGCATCTCAGGTAAATGAAACTGAACTACTTGGTGGCGAAAAATCATTTGAACTTGAAATGCTGCTATCAACTACTGACGAGAATGTATCTCCTATGGTTGATCTTGATACGACTAATATTATCGCAGTCAGTAACCTCATTAACAATCCGGTCACTGATTTTACTGCTGACAGCAGAGTCAATATTCCTGGATTTGATCCCAATGCTGCAATTTATGAGACCAAGAGAATCAATCTTGAGTTCACTTCTAACTCAGTATTCGTTCAATTCGATGGACATAAAATGGGAGACTCAAACATTAGAGTATTCTACAGACTGTTTAGAAATGATGAAAATGAAATTGGTCAATCTTATATCCCATTCAACGGTGAAGGTTTATCAGATAAATTTGTAAGTGCAAATCAATCTGAGAACGGATTCAGCGAGTATAAGTATACTGCAGAAAACACACCACAGTTTAATGGATTCCAGATCAAAATTGTTATGACTTCTTCTAAGCAATCTGAAGCTCCAAGAATTAAGAACCTTAGAGCAATTGCATTAAGGACATTTGATTCAGAAGAATGAGTAAGTATTTAAAAGTTGATTCCGATACATCCCTCATTAGGGATGTAGATTCTGGTGCTATCGTCAATACCAATAAAGGTGAATATGATAAATTCATGAGTCTTTCCAGAAAAAAGTTTCAGGAAAAGCAGGAAATGAATAAATTAAAAGATGATGTAGAAGGTATGAAATCCGATATTGAGGAAATAAAGTCCCTTCTGCTATCCATAGCAAAAAATGATTTATAAATACCAGTAGATAGATCTAACTGACTGTAATAATGGCAGCATATGTAAGCAACATTGTAATCGACGTTGGCGCAAACTTCGACCAATCGTTTAACCTTGAAACTAATGCAAATGCTCCGATGAATTTATCAGGGTTTAGTGGTGCAGCAAAATTAAAGAAATCAGCAATGTCATCGACAACTGCTGCTACATTTATTGTATCTTTTCCTGATGCTGTTGCCGGACAACTAAAAATTTCTTTAGGGTCCACAATTACTTCTGCATTGAAACCTGGTAGATATTCTTATGATGTTCTATTGACTGACGCTTCCTCCATTAAAACTAGAGTTGTTGAAGGTAGTGCTATTGTTACATCTGGAGTTACCACTTAAAACATATGGCAGATATTAAAGTCAGAGTTGGATCGCAAAATGCTATTAAAGTTTTATCCTCTTTTGCTGGAGGTGGCGGAACTTTAGGTGGTTTATCTGATGTTGACATATCAGGAGTTCAGGACGGTTCTGTTCTGGTCTATAACGGGTCAACTAATAAATTTGAAGCAACTTTAGAATTAACGCCTGGAACAACCCAAAATTTAGATATCAACGGAGGAAACTTCTAAGCCATGGCAAGTATCATACGAGTAAAAAGATCTACAGGCACTGGCGCTCCGTCTAGTCTGAATTTTGGTGAATTAGGTCTTACCGTTGGAGTAGGAACTCACGGTAATAAAGGTGGGCGTCTATTCGCTGGTGATAATTCATCTAACACTCAAGTAGTTGGCGGTAGATATTACACTGATCTATTAAGCACTGCACCTGGACTAGTTGCAGGTCAAGCAAACCCAACTACAGCAGCAAATGGATTTGTTGCTATTCTCGACTCAAGTCGGAAAGTTGACCAGTGGAATGTAGATAATATAACTCTAGATGGAAATACAGTTTCATCTACAAACACAGATGGAGATATTAACATTGATCCTAATGGATCAGGTGAAATTGTTATTCCTGATGACACTTTCCTTACCTTTGGTTCAAGTAAGGACGCAAAGATCGAATACGATGAAGCAAGCACCGATAAGATTCAAGTAACTGGTGCCGATTGGAATTACGCCGATGGCGTTCAGATTAGCATTTCTGATACTACACAATCAACTTCTAAAGATACTGGTGCTCTTGTAGTTGAGGGTGGTGTTGGTATTGAGAAGGATTTGAATATTGGTGGCAATTTCAATGTTACTGGTATCACTACCTTTGCAAATAATTTAGATATTGCAGGTGATATTGATGTAGATGGTAGGACCGAATTAGATACCACTAACATTAGTGAGTTCTTAAATGTTGTTGGTGTTTCTACTTTTGCTGCTGCTGTTGACTTCAATAGTAGTATTGATGTAGATGGTCATACTGAACTTGATTTTGTTAATGTATCAGCAGCATCAACTTTTGGTGGACTGGTTGATATCAATGCTGGTGGTCAAGCAAATACATTTAAAGTAGAAGACTTAACCGAGAATAGAGTTACAATTGCTGGTGTTGGTGGAGAGTTAGAAGATGATGCTAACTTTACCTTTGACGGATCTACCCTTACTTTGGGTGGCAGTGTCAATTTAAGTGTTGCCGGTAACAGTACTCTTACTGGAAACGTAGTCAGCACTGGTAATTTCAATAATACTGGTATTTCTACATTCAGTGGAAGGGTTGAGATTGATAATGTTGGTATTTCATCCAACGTTATTTCTACTAAATCTGGTGGTGGAAATACACTCTTCATTGACCCATACCCTGATGGTTTAAGTAATGAAGGTACAGTTATTGTTAAAGGCGACCTTCAAGTTGATGGTACAACAACCACTGTTAACTCAACTTCTGTTAGTGTCAATGATGCAGTCTTTGCAATTGGAGATGTAAGTAGCAAAAGAACAGTCATGGGGACTGTCAATGCAGGTGTATCCACCGTTCTTCTTGATTCTGTTGTTGGTATCAATACTGGCGACCAACTTGCAGTAACAGGTATTGATAATTCTGGTATTGGTACAGTTACTGGTTACAACACCTCAACTAAAGTTGTAACATATACTGGTACTGCTGTTGCACCTGGAGTTGCAGTAGAATCACAGGTAACAATTACCCACGCATTTGATACCTCTACAGACCGTGGTATTTCCTTCCAATATAATGATGGTAATGGAATAACAAATACCAAAACCGGTTTCTTCGGTTTCAATGATAGTGCTGGCGAGGCAAGTAGTGCCGTAGCAAAAGCATGGACGTATATTCCAAATGCAACTATAACAAATAGTGTAGTAGCAGGAACAAGAGGTTTCCTTGATATCAAGGGTATCTACTATCAGACTGGTGACTATAATACAAATGGTGTATCATACTTCGATGCCAATGGTCTTCTAACTTCCACCAATAATCCATCTACAGCGTCAAACACGCTAACTTCTACACAGATTCTAACTGCTGTTACTGAAATTACACTTGCACTTCCTAGTGCAATTACAGTTTCTGTTGGTGACCTGATAACTCAATCAGGTGGCAATCAACAAGGTGTCGTTAAGACTGCGGTAACTGGTGGAACATCAATTACACTTATTGGTGTTACTGGAACATTTACCGATTCTGCTGACCTCATTAAGAATGGTGCAGGAACTGGCATCACACCTGATACCGCAACTGTGGTTTATACTAACAAACCAATGTGGACCAATACATTAGATGGAGGAACCTTCTAGATTTATGAATAGTGACGTTGATGTGAATATCTTGATTAAGAATTATCATTCTAAAATTTCTACATTAGTGAATCAGAATATTCTCTTAGAAGCAAAACTGGAATCTTTAACAAAAGATTACAATGAACTGCAAAACAAAGTTAATTATCAGGAAGCAGGTATCGAAGAATGAGCAAACCATCGACCAGACAAGAATTGATCGATTATTGTCTTAGAAGACTTGGATATCCGGTTCTAGAAATTAACGTAGATGATGATCAGATTGAAGACCTGGTTGATGATGCAATTCAACACTGGCAGGATTATCACTTTGATGGTTATCAAAGAATGTTTCTGAAGCACAAAGTTACTTCAGCAGAGAGAGATATACTGAAGAGTGGTATTACAACTACAACTGTAAGTAATCCCTCTTCTACTGGTGTACAATCGGTGGCATGGGATGAAGGACAAAACTACCTTCAACTTCCAGAGCATGTTATTGGAATCAACAAAGTATTTAAAATGGACAACAGCACCATATCTAATGGTCTGTTCAATATCAAATATCAAATGTTCCTGAACGATGTATATTACTATGGGGCACTTGATCTTTTAAATTACTCAATGACGAAGACGTATCTTGAGGATTTAAGTAGACTTATCACTCCAGACGTTCAGTTGAGATTTAATAGAAAGAATGGTAGATTATACGTAGATATTGATTGGCGTGAATTTAATGATGACACTTATATTGTATTAGACTGCTATAGACTGGTTGATCCTTCTGATGCAGCATCAGTTTATAATGATTGGTGGTTAAAGAAATATACAACTTCACTGATCAAGAGACAGTGGGGTCAAAACTTAATTAAGTTCCAAGGCGTAGCACTTCCAGGTGGAGTCCAGTTAAATGGAAGACAACTTTACGATGATGCTATAGCAGAGTTAGAAGTTCTAGAGAAAGAACTTAGAACGACTTATGAAGAACCACCTTTCGATTTGATAGGTTGATGCGCTATGCCATTAAATTCTTACTTTTTACAAGGATCACAAGGAGAGCAAAGACTCGTCCAGGATCTCATTAACGAACAGTTAAAGATATACGGACAAGATATCATCTACCTTCCAAGGAAGTTGGTGAGTCAGGATGCAATTCTGAATGAGACGATTGCTACTGAATTTGATGACTCATTTAGAATGGAAGCATACCTAGCAAACTATGATGGTTTTGCAGGTAATGGAGATATTTTATCTAAGTTTGGCGTTCAGTCAACAGATCAGATTACTCTGATAATTTCAAAAGAAAGATACGAGGACTTTACTGCTCCATTCTTAGATGGAGAAGACGTTATAGTATCATCAAGACCAGCAGAAGGTGATTTAATTTATCTACCTCTTGATAATACTATCTTTGAAATTAAATATGTAGAAGCAAAGAAACCATTCTATCAACTGAATAAGTTATTCGTCTATCAGTTGAGTTGTGAAGTCTTCGATGCTGCTCTCGATGAACTGGTTGATACTGGAATCGAAGAGGTTGATCAGGCAGTATCCGACTTTATCTTTACCACCAAACTTACAATGGTTGGTCTTGATGCACAACAGGCAACAGCAACCATTCAACTTGCAAAAGATCTTGCTGGTGCTGCTAGTGGATCTTCGGTAAGTAAGATTGATCTTGTCAATGATGGAACAGGATATACGGTTCCACCAATTATTGGTATTTCAACTGCACCATCAAATGGTACTAATGCAGCAGCTGTTGCACTTATGACTCGGAGAACTGGCCAGGTAGGTCAGTCAATTGATAGCATCCAGATTACCAATCCTGGATTTGGATATACAATAACACCAGTAATTACAATCCGTCCTCAAAATTCATTTGGTTCTGGTGGCATTGCAACGGCAATTATGAGTGAAGGTGCCCTTGGTCTTCCAAACATTACATTTGCTGGTGTTGGATATGGAGTCACTCCTACAGTTGCAATTACAACAGCACCATCAGGTGGAACTAACGCCAGTGCAGTTGTTCTTATTGATGCTAATGAGAGGGTTAGTGGTATTCAATATACTAATGCTGGTGCAGGGTATACACTATCACCAACCATCACCATAGCGGCACCAGCGTCTGGAATCAACACAGATAACTACAACTATGGAGAACTCGTCAGAGGCGTTTCTACGGGCACCACAGCGTATGTTCATAAATGGGATGCCGATACTAATGTATTACAGATCACTAATGCATCCAGTAATTTTGCAATTGGTGAAATTGTTGTAGGTATTGGAACTTCTAATCTTGGATCTGATGCTGCTAGAAGAGTTTCAGCAATTTCCGATCAGGATGAGTTCGATGAATTTGCAGATAATATTGAGATAGAGTCAGAAGCAGACTCTATTCTTGACTTTACCGAGAAGAACCCATTTGGAGAGATCTAAATAGTTAGTATAGGCAAACCATGGTGTCATGTTAGGAACATATCATTATCATGAGATAATACGAAAGACTATTATATCTTTCGGTACTCTCTTCAATAACATTGAGATCCGGCATACTAAGCAGGATGGAAGTAAGTTTTCGACTGTAAAAGTTCCAATTGCATATGGTCCTTCTGAGAAGTTTATTGCAAGACTGGAGCAGAAACCTGATCCAAGAAAGAGAGTATCGATAACTATTCCCAGGTTAGCATTTGAAATGACTGGTATTCAATATGATTCCAGTAGAAAGGTTTCTACAATGCAAACCTTCAAAGCATTTACTAAAGATGGAACTAAGACAGCAAGAAAGGTCTTTATGCCTGTTCCATACAATCTAGGATTTAGATTGTCAATCTTGACTCAATATAATGAAGATGCGATGCAAATCATCGAACAGATTCTTCCTATATTCCAACCGGCATTCAATGTAACAGTTGACTTAGTAGAATCGATTGGAGAAAAGAGAGATGTACCACTGGTTCTAGAGAACATCAACTTTGAAGATAACTATACCTCTGGATATGATGAAAAGAGAGTTATAGTTCATCAATTACAATTTACAGCAAAGACATATTTATTTGGTGCTATTGCTGACAACAGTGAGGGTCTTATCAAGAAAGTTCAGGTTGATTATCACACAAGCACGAATAGGAAAACCGCAAAAAGAGAACTCAGGTATGTTGCTACACCTAGAGCACTCAAGGATTATAATGATGATAATGCGACTACTCTTGCTCAGGATATTGATGCTGAACAGACTCAATTCCTGGTCACAAATGCATCAAATCTATTTGTAGATGGATATATCTACATTGGCAAAGAACTGCTACAGATTAGAGAAATCAGCAGTGAAACACTCCTAGTCCATAGAGGAGTTGATGGAACTCAGGCAGATAGTCATATCTCTGGGGTATCCATTGATGCAGTCACTCAGGCAGATAATGATCTGGTCGAACCTGGTGATGATTTCGGATTCAGTGAAGAAAGATTCGATTTTAGTGACGGTAGAACTTATAGTCCAACTAAAGGTACAGATGTATGAGCGATCAATTTGACAGCATAAATGACACCCTGGACGTTGAAGTTCAAGCGGGAGAAATTGTAAAGGAAACTAAAAAAGAACTTAAAAAAATCAGTGACCAACAGGATCATGTAAAAGATTATGAATATACTCGTGGTAACTTGTACTCTTTGATTGAAAAGGGGCAAGAAGCAATAAATGGTATCCTTGAATTGGCACAGGAAGGTCAACAACCTAGATCATATGAGGTGGTTGGGCAACTTATTAAGAGTGTTGGTGATGTATCCGACAAGTTACTCGACCTTCAACAGAAAATGAGAGATCTAAATAAAGAGGAGAAGACTTCTTCACCAACAACTGTAAATAATGCATTGTTCGTTGGTTCAACTGCTGAACTTCAGAAACTTCTTAAGGACGGATTCAAGAAAGAGTAATGCCATCAGTATCTAAAGCACAACAAAGATTTATGGGTATGGTCCGTGCCGCCCAAAAAGGTGAGATGAAAAATCCATCATCGGAAGTGCAAGATGCTGCAAACTCAATGAAAAAGAAAGATGTAAAAGATTATGCATCTACCAAGCATAAAGGGTTACCCGATAAAAAAGAGATGAAAGAAGAAAAGGGATACGGAGAAGAAAGATTCTGTGAACTTTGTGGTAAGAAAGAATATAAGGAAGAGTGCAGTTATGGTCCTAAGATGTGGGACATGTTTACAATAAGAAATTTCAGCAAGTCTGTTGTAGTTCCAGGTAAAGCAACTTATGAAGAAGTCAACTGGAGAACTGAATTAGCAGAGTCGTATCTTAGATTACAGGAAAGAGGAAGGACATATACTATTATATTCAACTGGAGAGGAAGAACACTAAAAGTTCAAATGTTCTTTAACAAATTCTCCAGACCTACAAGAGAAGAAGTACGCCAGGAACTTAATAAAATATATCCTGGACCAATCGTATTATACTACAACCCATCGAAGAAAGAACCAACTTTACCATTCATGTTTGCAGGAACTGCAGGAGGAGACGCAAATGAACCCAGATGATATCCAAATTACAAATTTTAATAAAAGTTTTGAATATATTAAGATTGCAAAAGAGATTGATGCATTGGAAGGAGTAGAAAATTTAAAAACAGTAGCAAAGTGCTACGCAAAATTATACTTAAAAACACAAGAGATTAGAGCATCTATAGGAAATATTTAAATCATGGCTGAAAATATCTATTTGGGGAATCCTAACCTTAAAAAGGCAAATACCCCAATTGAATTTACACAAGAACAGATTGCTGAATTTATTAAGTGTAAGCAAGATCCTGTTTACTTTGCAAGGAATTATGTAAAGATTGTGAGTTTGGATGAAGGTCTTGTTCCTTTCAAACCATACGACTTTCAAGAGAAGTTAATTTCTAACTTTCATGAGAATAGATTTAATATTTGTAAGATGCCACGTCAGACTGGTAAATCTACTACGTCGGTATCGTACCTTTTACACTATGCAGTGTTCAATGATAGTGTTAATATAGGTATCCTAGCAAACAAAGCAGCAACTGCAAGAGATCTTCTTGGAAGATTACAAACTGCATACGAGAACTTGCCTAAGTGGATGCAACAGGGTATTATTGCATGGAACAAAGGTTCGTTGGAGTTAGAAAATGGGAGTAAGATACTGGCAGCATCTACGTCTGCAAGTGCTGTCCGAGGTATGTCGTTCAACATCCTCTTTCTCGACGAGTTCGCATTCGTCCCGAACCATATTGCTGACTCGTTCTTTGCCTCGGTTTATCCTACTATTACTTCTGGTAAAAGTACCAAAGTAATTATTGTATCTACGCCCCACGGTATGAATCACTTCTACCGTCTATGGCATGATGCAGAAAAAGGTAAAAATGATTATGTTCCTACAGATGTTCATTGGTCAGAAGTTCCAGGTAGAGATGATGTTTGGAAAGAACAAACAATTGCTAACACATCAGAACAGCAATTCAAGATCGAGTTTGAGTGCGAATTCCTTGGGTCTGTTGATACTCTGATTGCACCAAGTAAATTAAGAAGTTTAGTTTATGATAATCCAATTACCAGGAATGCTGGATTGGATATCTATGAAAAACCTAGAGAGGGTAGAGATTATGTCTGCACTGTTGACGTTGCAAGAGGAGTCAGTTTAGACTATTCTGCTTTTATTGTTGTAGATATTACTGAATTTCCACATAAGGTAGTAGCAAAATATCGGAATAATGATATAAAACCGATGCTATTCCCCAATATCATATATGAAGTAGTGAAAAATTATAATAATTCATTTGTTCTTTGTGAAGTAAATGACGTTGGAGACCAAGTTGCTTCCATTTTAAACTATGATCTTGAGTATCAGAATCTACTGATGTGCTCAATGCGTGGTAGAGCAGGTCAAATTGTAGGACAGGGATTCTCTGGTAAGAAGACACAACTTGGTGTCAAGATGAGTAAGACTGTGAAGCAGGTTGGGTCACTCAATCTAAAAACAATGATTGAGGAAGATAAAGTAGTATTCAATGATTATGAGATCATCTCAGAATTGACTACATTCATTCAAAAAAATAGATCATTTGAAGCAGAAGAAGGTTGTAACGATGACCTTGCAATGTGTTTGGTAATTTATGCATGGCTGGTCCAACAGGATTACTTTAAGGAACTTACTGATCAAGATGTCCGTAAGAGATTGTATGAAGAACAGAAGAATCAAATTGAACAGGATATGGCACCATTTGGTTTTATGTCTGATGGACTAGAGGATAATAGTTTTGTTGATGCTCAGGGTGATCGATGGTCCAATGCATCAGTTGGTGAATATGGCGATATGTCATATATGTGGGATTATCAGTAATGAAATTCGATGAACAGTTTAGTTTAGAACATCTACTGTTCAAGAAGAGAACGTGTCGAACCTGTAAAGAGAGTAAAGACCTGATAGAAGAGTTTTATTTAACGAGAAAAAGCAGAGGTGTGCTCCCATCGTCATATTCTTACGAATGCAAGGAATGTACGAAGAAGCGTATAATTGACGGTAGAAAAGTCGATATAAGTAATTGGTCTTATCCAGATTGGTAGTTCACGCACTGTTTCCTCACTTAAGGAGTGTTTTTTTCTAAATAGTTTTAGTAAAAATGAATCTTCGGTCGAGGAAAAGACATGTCGCTTAACCTAGTATCCCCCGGCGTCAAGGTAAGAGAAGTTGACTTAACAATCGGTAGAGTGGATGCTGCAAATGACCAAGTTGGTGCAATTGCAGGTCCATTTGAGAAGGGACCAATTAATGTTCCCATTCTGATTGAAACAGAGCAAGATCTTCTTAGAACCTTTGGTAAGCCCATTACAACCGACGCACAGTGTGACTACTGGTTAAGTGCGTCTTCATACCTTTCTTATGGTGGAACTCTTAGAGTTCTCAGAACTGACGAGTCTGCTGGTTTGCATTTAAACAATGCTAACAATGATGGTTCCAGCAGCGTCAAAATCAAATCCTATGAGGATTATGTAAATAACGCAAGTTCTGTTGGCGTCTCTTGGGAGTATGCAGCAAAGAACCCCGGAAAGTGGGCAAACAATCTTAAGGTCTGCACCATTGACGGTGCTGCTGACCAAATTATCTCTGGTATCAGCACAACTAGCGTTACGGTCGGAATGGGTGTTACCCAGACGATTGCTGGAAGAGTAAATGCTGGTTCTGGAAGCACTTCTGTATACGATGGTTTCCTGAGAGGAATCATCACAGAAGTTGGTGTTGGTCAATTCTCAGTTAAAGTTACTGATAGAGTTGCTGCTAACGGAACTTCCACTGCTGCTACTTATCAGGAAGGAGGTTCACTGTCATTCATTACTCCTTCTACAACAACCACAACCACTAATACTGGTATTGGTACAACCGTTGGTGTAATTAACGAAGCAGTTGATGCTTCTATCTCTGGTATTAATACAACCTCTGCTTCTGGTGGTATCGACCAGAACATTGCAATTGGAGACGTTGTTACTGTAACTGGTGGCAATTCAACAGTTGTTACTGGAACAAAGGTTGTTGCTATTGGTGTTGATACTGTATTCGTTGACCAGTCAATCACTGGAATCAGTACTGTTGGAGATGGTGCAGTCTTTACCTTTACAAGATCTTCTTCTACAACCACTTCCGCTAACGATCTCGTTGTTAAGAACGCTGCTGCTGCAGGAATTGCTACTTACACATCTGCTACTCTTGCTGATTGGTATAACACTCAGACTCTGGGACTTACAAACTCCACAGTTTCCTGGAAGTCAATCGCACAGAAACCCGGAACCTCGCAGTATGCTTCTGAAAGAAGTGCAAAGAACGATGAGATTCACGTAGTTGTCGTTGACGATACTGGTTCTGTAACCGGAACTGCCGGAAACATTGTTGAGAAGTTCACTTTCCTTAGCAAGTCATCTGACGGTACTATCTCCCCAACCGAGGCAGTATACTATAAGAACAGTATTGCTCGTCTTTCCGACTATGTATTCTCTGGATCACATCCAGCTGGAGTATCTGGTGGACTTACTTCTGGATCAGCTGGTGCATTTACTGCAGCAACTGGAGCATGGGGTGGAGTTGCACAAGGAACAACATTTAACGTTGAAGGTGCAAAGACCTACAATCTCACCGCTGGTAAGAACTACACTGCTGGTGATGGATTTGCTGCATCTCTTGCAGACGTTGTAAGTTCTTACGATGTTCTCAAGAATCCTGCTGAATACTCAATTGACTTCTTGATTAATGGACCTTCTGCTGGAACGTCAATCTTTGATTCACAGGCAAAAGCAAACAAATTGATTGAAATTGCTGAACTTAGAAAGGATTGTATCGCTTGTATCTCTCCTCATAGTGCTGGTGTTGTCAATGAACCAAACTCTGATACACAGACAGAGAATATTATCAAATTCTACGATAGTGTGACTTCATCTTCCTACGCAGTCTTCGACTCAGGATATAAGTACACCTTCGATAGATTCAACAATGAATTCCGTTACATCCCATGTAACGCTGACGTTGCTGGTCTGATGGCAAGAACTTCAATCAATCAGTTCCCCTGGTTCTCACCTGCTGGTTCCGCTAGAGGAGCAATCAATGGTGCAGTGAAACTTGCTTATAATCCTTCACAGGCACAGAGAGATCTGATCTATCCTAAGAGAATTAATCCAATTGTCGCCCAAGGCGGTTCTGGAATTCAACTCTTTGGTGATAAGACTGGACTTTCCTTCGCTTCTGCATTCGATAGAATCAACGTTCGTCGTCTATTCCTCACTATTGAGGATTCAATCGAGAGAGCAGCAAAGGATCAACTCTTTGAATTCAACGATGTTATCACGAGATCCAATTTCGTCAATATTGTTGAACCATTCCTTCGTGATGTTAAGGCAAAGAGAGGTATGACCGATTTCGTCGTAATCTGCGATGAGACTAACAATACTCCAGACATTGTTGACTCTAATCAGTTTAGAGCAGACATCTTTGTCAAACCCGCAAGATCAATCAACTTCATCGGTCTTACATTCGTTGCTACTCGCACCGGGGTAAGTTTTGAAGAAGTAGTTGGCAACGTTTAATTCATTCACAAAATAGAGGAAACATCTAATGGCAAACCGTAACGCTCCAAATACCAAGGACAGAACCCTTGATGCATTTAAGGGCAGGATGATCGGTGGAGGTGCAAGACCCAATCTATTTGAGTGTGAATTGTACTTCCCTGATGATGCTATCCCCGAAGGAACATCGAAAGATGCCTTAACCGATAGAACTCGTTTCATGATTAAGGCAGCAAACCTTCCTGCTTCTAACATCTCCCCAATCAACATTCCTTTCAGAGGTAGAAATCTGAAAGTTGCTGGAGACAGAACCTTCGACCCATGGACCATCACCATCATCAACGATGTTGATTTCACTATCAGAACTGCTTTTGAGAGATGGATGAATCTCATCAATAAGCATGAAGATAATGCTGGAATTACAAACCCTGCTGATTATCAACAGGATATGTATGTTAAGCAACTGGGCAGAGCACAAGTAGGTGGAGTCCAACCAAATAGTGACCCAACTCTTCCTGTACTCAAGCAGTACAGATTCTATGGTTCATTCCCAACTAACGTTTCAGATATCGCACTTTCTTACGATAGTTCTGATACGATTGAGGAATTCTCAGTAACCATGGAAGTTCAGTGGAGTGAGGCACTCAATTCTGACGGTACAACCCAACTTGGAACCGGAGTATAAATAGTAGAATAATAAGTTCAATCTTGATTAATGTCTAAATTATTTGGTTTTAAACTACCAGATCCTGGGGCAGGCAAAGTATCAAAAAGCATTGTCTCCCCAGTCCCTCAAACAGATGAGGACAAATCAGATTTTTATCTCTCCAGCGGTTTCTACGGACAATACGTAGATATCGAGGGAGTTTATAAGTCTGAGCAGGATTTGATTCGTAGATATCGTGAGATGTGTTTGCATCCTGAGTGTGATAGTGCGATTGAAGATATTGTAAATGAAGCAATTGTTTCTGATCTCAATGACTCACCTGTAGAAGTTGAATTATCAAACCTTCCTGCTTCGGATAAACTAAAGGATCTCATCAGAGAAGAGTTTCAAAATATTAAAAACATGATGAACTTCGATAGGAAGTCTCATGAAATCTTTAGGAATTGGTATATTGACGGAAGAGTATTTTACCACAAAGTAATCGATCTCAAGGATCCATCTGCTGGTATTCAGGATATCAGGTATATCGATCCACTCAAAATTCGATTAATTCGTAAGCAAGAAAAAGGCGGACCAAATTCTCAGTCTCCATTTAATGTTGCAAGAAATGGAAAGGACCCTACGAACCCAGAGAATTATAAGGCACCTGAAGTAGAAGAGTATTATCTTTATGATCCTAACTCTTCACAGAAGAATGGTGGTGGAGTTTATCCAAACAGTAATGTAAAAGGTGCTGTAAAGATCTCAAAAGATGCAATTACATGTGTAACCTCTGGATTGGTAGATAGGAATAAGCAAACAATTTTATCTTATTTGCATAAAGCAATCAAAGCACTTAACCAATTAAGAATGGTTGAGGATAGTCTTGTTATCTACAGACTATCAAGAGCACCAGAACGTAGAATTTTCTACATTGATGTTGGTAATCTGCCGAAAGTAAAAGCAGAACAGTATCTGCGCGATGTGATGAATCGCTATCGTAACAAACTTGTATATAATGCAAGCACCGGAGAAATCCGTGATGATCGTAAGCATATGGCAATGCTTGAGGATTTCTGGTTACCTAGAAGAGAAGGTGGTAGAGGAACTGAGATTACTACACTACCTGGTGGTCAAAA